ACCACTTGCACCAATTGGACCACTAGCACCTATAGGACCAGTAGCACCAGTAGCGCCTATAGCAGATGTACTCCAGTATACACTACCGTTAGCATAAGCAGTTAGTACTTCACCAGCATTACCGCCTGCAATAAGAAGATTGTTTACATTGCCTAAATTTGCTAAGCCACTAACACTAAAATTTTGTGTACTGATTGCATTACCAACAGTTAAGCTACCACTAATAGTAGTATTTGGCAATAAGTCAACTGTTAATGTTTGAGCAGAAGATGTATATTGTGCGAAACTTGCTGTATTGTTGCCACTACCGATACCTAAACCTAACGTACTTGACTGAATTTGTACGCAGGCAATCTTGGCACTTACAACAACATTACCGGTAGGACTATTGACTGTGATGCCAGCGCCTGGTGTTTGATTAACACTTAGTACTATACCTTCTTGTTGCGCTGCAAATAATTGATCAAAATTATTCTGAACTTTAATGAACGCGGTTCGGATAGCATCTGCATCTGGATCATCAGGAAACGCACCGAAATCAATATTCTGCTGTGTCATTAGTTAAACTACCGTTAGTATTGTATTTATTCTTGAAAAGGAAATGCCCGGCTATGAGCCGGGCACCTTGTCGGGTAAGCGTTAAACTTACTTGTCTAGGCCTGCAAGTTTCTTCCAGGCTTTAACATCTTCTTCACCAGTACGTGCATCTTGATGTGCAATAACTGGGATAGTTGTTTGACCAGTTGCTTTAGGCTTGTTTAAGCCGCCGCTGATAACTTTAGTCATAAACTCAATGTCTTGTTCAAATGCTGTGTCAGTACCTTTCTGACCGGCTTGATTTGCCCATTCATCAAGTTTCTTGTCTTTCTTGTCATCATATTCAATATCTTTCTTTACTTCTTTACCGGCTTTTTCTGCTTTGTTATCGTCTTTACCTTTATGACCTTCGTCATGTTCAATATCCTTAGCGACTTTCTTAGCAGCACGTTCTGCCTTATCATCTTTCTCAGCAGTTGATTCTTCTGAAAGTAATGATATTTTCTTATAAAGATCAAAGAAACTGGATTCTGACATTTTATGATCTTTCTTATCATCATATTCAATGTCTTTCTTTACTTTTTCACCAGCACGTTCTGCTTTGTCATCATCTTTGCCCTTATGACCTTCATCGTATTCTATGTCTTTGGCAACTTTCTTAGCAGCACGCTCTGCGTGATCGTCCTTTTCTGCTTCTGATTCTTCATTTACTTCTTCAGCAGCTTCTTGTTCAGACTGACCTACTACATCACTACCAGGGGCTTCTGCACCATCTTCATTAGTTGCGCCACCCTTTGCTGGCATTGAACTGTTGATTTCTGCTTCTTGTCCATAGGCTGCAATATCACCTTCACCGTCTGTTTCTTTCATAGTACCTTCAGAAGTAGTTGCATAAAGAGTTTGATCTGGTGTTTGAACTTCTTCTACAGATTCTTTGTCACAACCGCATGAACCTTCCGCTGTATAACCCATGCCGCATTCACTGCACATGTCGCCGTGCTTTGCTTCTGGAGCATGATCGTGTTCATCGCCATCTGCACCTACTTTTTTAAGTAATGCTGCCATACCGTCATGACCACTAAACTTTGGCGCACCGTAATCACTTGCTACAGCAATTGCGGGTTCACCGTGTGACATTTCTGGCTTATCAGCACCCATACCACCTAAACCTACTTGCTTAATGAAATCAAGTAATTTTGATGATGCTTCATCAGTAGCAGTAACACTTACTGTGTCTGGTGAACCTTCATTGCCAGTTGACATTGATACTGAAATACCTTCGTTGACCTGCTCAATAGTTTCATTTAATAATGCATTTAATTGCTTATCTAATGATTCAAATGCGAATTCATCAATCTTTGAGTCATAATTTGAATTATCAGTAAATGATTTACCACCTACAGTGAATTTGCCACCCTTTGGTGTTTTAGCGAGAGCAGCAGTAAAGGCATTGCCTTCATCCATTTCTGCTTCTGGCATATAATTTGGTAAACCCTGATGTGCCATTGCTTCTGTGCTTTCTGGCATACCTTCGCCTACTAAACCAACGATTGGTGCCTGACGATCACCCATCTTTGCATCGCCACTCATACCATAGCATTCATCTAGGCCACACTTGTAACCTTCATGATACTGGCGTGCTTCTTCCATATCTTCATAACGCTTGCCACTGTGTGACTCACCGCGTAAACCATGTGAATAGCCTTCGTGATAGGCTGCTTTAATTTTTGGATTCATAGATTCTTTCACCTTTTTCTTTTTGTCGGCTGCTGCCTTCTTCATTGATTCTTTCTTATTACCGTCTTTATCTAAGTCTAAGAAATCAGGCTTGCTGCCTTCTAATACGTTTGGATTTCTACCAGCACCTAAACCAGCACCCATTGTGTCTTGTGATTTAGTTGAGGCAATTTCTGCTTCAGATACTTTCTTTGGTAGTTTGCTTACTTTTTGTCCGTGACTCTTTTTAATAAATTCTTTTGCTACTTTCTGACTTACGCCAGTCTTTTTAGCAACATCTTTATCGCCGGCAACAGCATACATTAATTTTGCTTGTTGCTTGCTAGCAAATTTTTCATCAACTTTTTCTTCTTTCATAGCAGCGCCTTCACCGCTTTTCCAACCACCTTTTGCACGTAATGCAAAATTGATTTGACGCATTTTCTTAGCAGCAGGACTGTCTTTACCATGTGGACCAGACTTTTTAAGTTTGGCTAACATTGATTTTAATTCTTCTTTACTCTTACCACTGTATTGACCAGTTGGCTTGATCTTAGCATCGCCTGCCCACTTTTCATCAACTTGTTCTTCTTTCATAGCAGTTGCTTGTGTAGTTGGAGTAGGTGCTGGTTGAGTTCCTGTCTTTTGTTGTTGAGTAGTCATTACGATTTGCACATCTTTTGGATCAAGACTGCCTAACATTTTTTGTACTGCAGGATTTTTGCTAGTTACTACACCAGCGCCTGCTTGTTTATTTGCTGGATCAAGAATTGCTAGTGGCTTCATGCCAGCAGGAACTGCTTCTGACAATGACTCAAAGATTTTCTTTAATGATGGTAGGCTATTTTCCTTCGCAGGAGTTTCTATACTTTCATTAATGACTTGTTTAGTTTCGTTGAACTTGCCTAGTATATCTCTGAAATCCATGATATTAACCCTTTAGTGCGCCAGTCTTTGGTTTGGCTGGCAATTTAATTTTTGACATTGGACTTTGATCGCCCATCTTCTTGTCATCTAAATATGGCTTAAATGGATCAAACGCATCTGGTGTTCTCTTTGCTGCGAATGGAATATCTTTAGTTTGGAATTGATCTTTACTTTGATCTTTAATGCTATTCAAATATGAGTTAGCATAATCAGCACTTGCTTTTTTGGCAGCGTCACCGCCGTCTTCCATTTCTTCATGTGTAAGAACTGGAGTATGTGACATTTGATTTTCATATTGACTCATTTCATGGTCAACGCTGTCATCATACTTGGTATCTACTGCACGAACCATGTTGACATTATAGCCCAACAATTGTGCCATTTGCTGAATCATTGGTTCGGTTGCAGGATAACGGAACTTGCACTTAATAACAGTTACAGGTTCGTTGCTTAAATTTGGGAAACCATAAGGTGACTTCATTATAGGAAGTGTCTTTGGAGTAATATTACCGATTGGTTCAAACTTCTTTAAGTTATAAATGAACATATCCAGGAAGTTCTTGTCTACTTCCCCGGCAATCTTGATAGTAATATCATATGTGTGTAGACTTTCTACAATGTATTGTTTGAAACTTTTCATAATTGGTCCCTAATAATATTTATCTTTAGTTTGCGTTTTTGTTTGTCAAGGCCTTGAGTATTTCGTTACGGTCTAAAGCACGACCTTCACCCAATGGGGTAGCCTCAATCTCTTTATCCTTATCAGCATTTTTTGCATCTAACTGTGCTTTCTTTAACTGCAACTCAATCATTTTGAGTTTTTTAGTGACTTTAGCGGTCTTTGCTGTAATTGCATGTCCTAGCATTGTTCCCGCAACATTGAATATCTCGCTACTATAGCGGCTGTCTACTTGCATACCCAAATCCATCAAATCTTTATAACTTGATTGTGCCAGATCAGCAAGACTATCCATTTCTATATCAGCAGTCTCTAAACCCCTTACTTGTGGTAATGCTTGCTCTATTTTCTCAAGGTTGTTTAGTGCTGATTCTGTAACTTCTTGTGTTTCAGGTGGTAATTGTACATTGCCGGATTCGTCTATATCACTAGCAAGTTGGAACAATTCTTCTAACTTCTTGGTCATACATTATTTATTAACCCCTTTTTCCATTATAGAAAATGTCATCTTCTGTTATAACACGAAAAGTTAATCCTGCACGTTTGCAATAAGCATTCGCAGCAGCCCATTTAGCATGATTCAGTGCTACTGTTGCTCTAGTTTTAGCGTTGGCAACTTTGCTTTCAATGATGCTTTGCTTTTTAGGTTTTATTTCAACGATCTCTGCACGTTTGCTACCGTTCCTATCTTCGTACATAACAAAGAAGTCAGGTACGTAAACAGTCTGTTTGCCTGTAAATGGATTACGATAGGGTACTTGTATTGCTTCGCTAGCCCAGGCTATGATGCTTTTATTATTGTCACAGAACTTCATAAAGGTAAGTTCCCACCCTGAACGATAACGTGGCTTATGTTTGCCTACATACTTTGCTGGATTTAAAGGCTCGTATACACCTGATGCAAAGTTAGCCATTTCATTGTACTACGTTTCTTGCTACTGGCTGTACTGGGCGAGGGACAGTGCTTACGCCGTATAAATTAGTTTTTGATCTAAATTTGTTAAGATAAAAAGCAAGGAATGAATTTACTAACATTTTATCAGTTTTCATTTTGTTTAAATCTTCCATAAATTGCATTATTGGAATACCTGATTCGCTAGAAACTCTAAAAAGGAATGAGGTGTAATTGGCTGCAATCTGTGTAGTAGCACAAATAGTTTGAAAGAAACCAAATACAATATCAAATTCGGCAGCATTTACTACTACGTCAACATTATAAAATTGATCGTAAATTCTTACAGTTTGATCCATTGAATCTCTATTGTCAAAAATTGTTGGCATAATTATTATCCAAATAAGTTATTTTGAAAGACCGTATTTACATCTTGTTGAGTGGGAGGTAAATTTACGCCGCCACCTGTATTTGATTGTTTGCCTGCTGGTGGGACGTTTGGAATTCCAATATAATCTAGGGCCGTGGCTCCAAAATCTATTGGGCCTGCTACGCTTTCTCGGTATGCTGTACCTTTAGTCTTATCAGTATTTTGTAAAGATGATGTTCCGCCTGTTGAATCAATTGGCGGCGCACTTGCATTTCCTGCTGATCCTGGACCACTTGCAGGGTTTTTGAAGTCAAAATTCAAATTTCTTGTAGCATTTGGTTCTTGTCTCATACTATTAATAAATTGATTTTGTAGATCATTTTTTAATGTTTGAACAATATTAGTATTTTTAAATGTATTGTAAGTTGAACCGGCACTTTTGATTGCACCAATAACATTTGGAGGATTGCTTCCCAAACTTTTTAATGTTCCGGATAAACCATCCACTAATCCACCTTGACCCAAAACTGTATTGTTGCTGCCTGGCATTGCTATAGGACTTAACTTTCTATCATATAAACCATCAACAGCAAATCCAGGAACTAAGCCGCCACCTGATGGTTTATCACCTGCCATAGCACCTTCATTATATACTACTGTTTCGTAATCAAGAGTCATAGTGTTTTTCATGATACCGGCACTCTCTTCATAATTGTAGGTATCGTGAGCAAACTGTGTAATAATAGGATTGATCAATGTGTATGCTATAAAATTCTTTTGATAGAAACCATATATAGTTATATCTTTGAAGAAGGATGGCTTTTTATCACCGCTTTGTTTTGAATTATTACTACCTTCATAACCCCACGCAACGTTATCAGTAATAGAAGGTTGATAGATATTTCTGTCAAAATACTTTGAGTCATTTGCACCACCTCCCTGTACTTGACTACCTAATCCTCTGATAGTGCCTTTTTTTATTGTTGATGAAAGGTCTTGTCCTTTTCCACCTCTAACTCCTCCAAATACTACATCAGGCATATTACCATCATTATAATAATATGTATAATATGCAGCCCACATTTTTGCCATCGTGTTGCTGTTATCATCAAAGAATGAAAAAGTTACAGGGTCATATTTAATTTTAGTTTGTACAATTCTTTTACGATTGTACTGGTTCATTTGAGCAGTTTGAATCGTATAAGCGGGTAACTTTACGTCACGAACTAACAAACCAAAATTTTGTTGTGTATTGGGGTTGCCATCTATATCGTAAACATCACTGTTAATATTGAAGTAACAATGAAATAAAAACTTTAGTTTTGGAGCGTATTGATATAGATTAGTATGATACGCCTTATCGGCGTGTGTATAATCTCTAAGATAGTCGCTGCCGAAGAAACCTCCGGCAGCACCTTTAAGTAAATTTTGAAACCATCCTGACATTCAACTATAAACTATTATTGGGTTGCGCCAATACCAGTTACTGATGCGCCACCAAATGCTCTTCCTACTGAAGCACCAACGCCAGAAGCGAGAGGTGATTGGATTGCGTTGTCATAACGAAGTGTCAAACTGATTCTTGCATCTTCATTAGCACCATAGTTTAAGTTGTTGTAGTTTACAGTCTGTACGAAACATCCGTATAGTTCCCATGCTTCTAATACTGTTGGAGCAGCAGCACCGTTGCCACCGTCTAATACTTCAATATTAGTTTGAAACTTATAATCTTGACCGGTTGCGGCTGATGCTTGTTCAACAAAGTCTAATTGCTTTTGAATCTGTTGACCGACTGCTTTTGAAACAGTGCCTGAGGCATCGTCACGAATGTTGCAAGTGATTGGTTGCCATGCGTACTTACCAGCAAGATACAATGTTGAGTTGTAAACTGGAAGTGTGATTTCTGAAAACTGTATCTGCGGTCTTGCAATGTCTATGACCTGTTTAGTTAAGTTTAAACCGCCGCTTGCGTCAATACCAAAGTTTAAGAAGTTAACTCTGAAGCGGAATTGTAGTTTTGGCATCAACAGGCCCTGATTGCCTCCGGCGTTATCAGATGCTACTGTCATGTTAAACAATGATTGTGAGGCTGTTGCCATTTTAATTCTCCGTATATACTATATTTAGTCTATTCTGAGTGCCCCTTGCGAGGCACTCATTTCTCTCATTTATTACTGTAACTGTGCTACCTCTCCAGTGTTCAAGATGCGTACTGGTATATAGATAAATTCAGCAGCCTTGACTGGTTCAATTGCTACGTCTACCCAAAGTTCATTACGATCTATTCTTGCTGGAGTATTATTTGATTCATCGCATTGTACATAGTAGTCATAGATGCCTCTCTTAGCAACAAGATCAATCATCAATGATTCTACGACACCTGCAATTTGCTGACGAGTAATTGCGTCATTTGGTTCAAAGACGAACGGTCTTGCAGCAATTGTCAATTGACGACGAACATAAGCAACAAGTCTTGCGACATTTGTACGATCCAACGCACTTTGACTGTTATATGAAGTCTTGTTACCATAGTTCAACAAGCCGTTACCAGTGAAGAACACTAGTGGGTTGATGAAGTTGATATACAATGTGTTGCGAATACCTAGTGGTGTCTTAACTACTTGGAATTCACCAGTATCTCTGTCTAGATAACCAATGCTTGTAGCATTATCAATGATACCACGACGTGTACCAGCAGCCGCTAACCAAGGATATGCAACTGTATCATTACGTAAGAATGTACGAATCATCATATGACTTGGTGGAACTGCTACTAGATTGCCACTTAGATCAGGAGCGATACCGCTAGGGTAGAACAATCCTAAATAAGTGTCGCGTGTTACTAGACCATATTCACCAGTTGATTCTGCACCTGCTGCGTTAGTTGCCCAGGCTTGAATTGCTGTTGCGTCCATTGGTAGACCCATTGGAGTATCACCTAAGATATATCCTGTCTGACCACGATCATTGTTTAGAACGACCATATTTGGTTGTAGTTCAGGATAGTTTGGTGTTGCCATCAAGTTGAAGAAGTTATCTTCATCTCTGATTGCTTGGTTAGTATCCATTGTAGCACGTAGTGCCTTAACTACCATTGCTCTCTGAGCCTGACGACCCATGTATGCCTTACCATTGCTTTGTAAGCCACTTGCTGACAACCATGTTGCTGTTTCTGCAGGATATCCTGGAGGAGACGGCATGTCCGGGAAACGAAGAGGTGTTAGATAGTTAGTGCGATACTGCTTAACATTATAGCCACTACGACGAGTATTAAACAATAACATTCCTACAGGATATAAATCACTGTCCGGAGCATCAATATCAAGATAATTGTTTGTTAACAAACTCTTGATTGTTGGTATAGGATCATTTGCTGGGTTAGTTGTGCCATTTCCTGCCCAACGTGCGTCCGCAAATACTACTCCTGAACTTGAAGTTTGATCAGCATTGTCAATTAGTACCCAACCATCTTCAGTTGTTGGATTACCATTCTTATCTTTTAGTTGTTGCCAACGTGAGATTACTGGATAATTTTCAAGATCACTTGTATCTATCCATAGATCACCATATGCTAATGCAGTTGTGCCATCTGACTGGGTAGTTGGCTTAGTTGCACTGATAATTGGACCATTTGGATCTGTACCATTAGTACCAGTTGGTTTTGGGAAACCATTAGCATCATAAGCAACATTACGATATGCTTTCCAATTTGAACCAGTTTGTGAATCAGTACTACTTGTGTTTACCATGATATCTACTTGGTCGGCAGTGCTCCAGAACCAGTTTGTCAAATCTGCTGGTGCTTGAGTTGGTGCGCCTTCGTTTGGAATATAGTCAACAAATTCCCAATTACTTAATTGAGTAGTGTATACTGCTGGAGCATAACCAGGTACGTTTTCGCTTAACGCAACTGCTGTAACTGCACCACCTCCACCAACTGACATAATTCTTAAAGCAATGTCGTTGCCTGGAGTAGTTCCGCCTATAGCAGTACCTAATACTTTAACAATATTGCCTACAGCATAACCTGTACCTGCTGCAGGAAATACTGTTGGATTCACAGAAACACGACCGTTAATTGTGCTTAGAGTTACTTGTAATCCACTTCCTGAACCGGTAACGTTTACGTTTGCAGCACAGTTAATAGTTGCTGTTGCTGAAGGACCTGGTTTGCAGTATTCAGTGCTGTTTGCAACAAATCCTGCTTCTGCGAATAAGCCGCTTGATACGTTGTCTATATAATCGTCAAGTACGATTTCACCACCTTCAGTATGTGTCAATACAATTGCACCATCATCATTGACAGCAGCAGTAGTATAAGGAATTACTGCTGCTGACCATGCAGTGACGAAATCACTTGCATTTGTATTATCACCCAATGATAGTGCATATGGACCTGAAAGAGTTGTATTGCCTGGTGTAGATACATAGACGCTTGCAGTGTATGGCCCGCTAGTGAAACTTGGTGAAGTTACAGAACCAGTTACAATTGTTGGACCAGTTGCTGCTCTCTTCCAAATATACAATGGACTACTGACTAAATCACCGTTAGCATTGTATTGACCGTAAACAGTTCCTGCAGGAATTGCCTGTCCACCTGTTGCATCCAGTGCCTCAGTTGCTACCCAGTCACTGGTTGCTAATGAACAGTTGCGTGTTAGCCATACGCCAGTCGTTGCATTATAACTCTTGACGATTGGATTCAATCCATTATTTGCAGTTGATATCTTAATCCAAACTGAACCACTTGGTGCTGGGTAAGTTTGATCAGTCTGCCATAATGGCATCTGTGCATTTGTACCAAATATAACTTGTGGTTGATAGTATGTACCTGGATCAATACCTAAATCATCAAGCAATGTGCCTGTGCCTGTAATTGTTACTGAATTTGGTGGGTCAGTATTTTCTTCACCATATACCTGTGAAGAGTAAACTTCTAATGCGCCGGTTGATGCATTTTTTGCTGCTGATACACCCTTAACTCCTACACCATTAATTAAACTTGCTAGTGAAGCAACAGTAGTAGCAGTAGTAGTTACAGTAAATGTTGCACCATTTGATAATGCAAGAGTCATTGTATCGCCAATAGTTAATACTGGATTTGATTCAGTACCTGTAACTGCTGGTACCTGCGCTAACCATGGTGTTGATCCTAATGGGTTCCAAATATTAGTTGGAGACTTGTGGAAGAATGTTTTCTGTGCAGCAGAAGGATTTGCAGCAGTTGCCGCTACTTCTACAATAGCGTAATCACCTGTATTGCCTAGACTTGAGGATGGAACAGTACCTGACAATTGATCACTGTTAGTGATGACGATTGGAGTTTTGTATGTGAATGCTTGTGTTGTTGCATTCCATTCATAGATACCCCAAGTAGTTGTAGTTGTATCTAACCAGTAAGTAGCATCGTCTGGTGCACCAGTTGGGCGACCTGTCTGACCTACTAAACTTGCTAAATCAACGTCTGCTCTTAGTACGTAGCAATTGTTGCATACGCCTAGTGCTGAGTACGCTGCTAGTAGACCGTACTCATTCAATTCATAACCTTGAATTGGTGTACCGTCGCTAGTAGTATAAAAGAATGGAGTACCAAATAGAGTAGTTAAATCTCTCTGACTAGTTACTTGGAATAACTTGCCTGCATTGGCTGGTACAGTACCCTGTGCTAAGCCTACGCCATTTGGGTTTGCTTTATTAGCAGCAGTAGCGATCATTACGAATGGAACTGATGCTCCTGCTCCTGGTAAATATTGTGATTGGTCGATGATTGTAACTTCGACGCCTGGTGATGTTAATGCCATTGTATTATCTTCCTATGTTGTAATATTTTGAGGGTTACATACCCTGGGTTCTCATTATTATTTATGTTGTATGGCAAAAATTACGGGAATAGCATACCTTCAAAGGTTTTTATATTAAATACACTATGCCTGCTATTAGACCTATCTGTAAAACATGCAATAAGAACTCCTGTGCTGTCAATTACGTAAAGAATAACGTAAGACACTATAGAAGTATGTGTGATGAGTGCGGCAGAAAGAAAAACAAACTAAAGCCAAGACAAGCCAACTGGGAGAAAGCAGGATATAAAAAGAAACAGGTATGTGATAACTGTGGATATAAAAGTTTATATCCTAGTCAAATGACAGTATTTCATATTGACGGAGACTTAAAAAATGTTGCTTTTAGCAACCTACGTAGTATATGTTTAAACTGCGTAGAGATTATTAAACGTAAAGAAGTTACTTGGAAACGCGGTGATTTACAGATTGATTATTGATTCAATCTGTTTATGTAATTCGTCCACAGATCCGTTATTGTCAATATAATAGTCATGCTTTAACCCTACACTGCTATATTCACTAGCATGAACATTGTATTCTTCAAGTGTTTTACGCGCTGCCATATAACCAGCACTATAATATCCACGACTAAACTCTAGTGCGGCGTTATACCAGGGTGGGTTCTCTCCGCGATTAACACGTATTGTAATGCCCCCTGCATCCTTAACTGCTTTAAGTTCATTGGGGAATCGTGCGTCACTTAATACGATGTGGTCTTTGATATTTCGTAAACGATTTTCAATACTAGCGATCCAGATATCATCATGGAACGCACGACGACCTACTTCAGTACCCCATTGTTGTAATATGAAACGTGGGGTAAGATGTGGTAAGTCTAAACGCTTGGCCCACCATTCATCTACTTGTTCACGCCATTCACGACTGTGCGCAGTCTTGCCTTCAAGTAGTTCACGGTCCCAGTTAAAGATTGCACTGACAGCATCTTTCAGTGGTTCAGCAAAACTCATTCTGCGAAAGCCCTTAAAGGTAACAAGATAGTCGGCAATAGTATCTTTGCCTGACCCGATCAGCCCCGTGATGCCCACAATCATTATGTCATTCCTTTTTGTTTACAGTTGTCACCGTGCCATCTAGAATAGTTCATAGCATCTACTGTCTTGTTACAATAATAGCAGGTTTTTTTAGGTGCGTCAAGTTTTTCTTTGCTTTTTTTAGCCCGTTGTTCGGCGCTATGGTTCTTCCCAAAGAACCCATTTCTCTCGCCCGGTAATGAAATCTTTTTTCGTATCTCTTCGGCTCTGTCTTCTCCGTATAGTTCTTCAAATGTCTTACCTTTATTGAACGGAGTTCTACCTTTCCTGTTTTTAGATGCACTATCTTTCCAGGCTTGTGATTTAGGACGAGATGCAGTCTCTTTCATTGCTAATATGGTTTTAGGCTGATGTTTCTTATCTTTAAATGTTCCTCCCAATCCTGCCTCTCTCCTTTTGGCGGCGCGATTGATTCCTGCTTGCTTATAGTTCTGTTTAGATTCTTCCGACATTTCTGTTTCAGATAGTCCTTTGGCAATCGCCGCATATCTACGACCGGTCAAGCGTTTTCTATCCTGTCCCGGGCTGTGTAAAGTAGACATCCCCATAATAGCCCTGAGTGATTTGTGTTTAGCAGGACCTGTTGTCATCTTTGGCAATAACAAATGACAAACAAAGTGTTCGTGTTCAGTAAGGGTAACAAGGTTAGAGGGATCGTCGGGGTGACCTTCTAACCAACCTGCACTACCTTTTCTTTTGCGGTTTAGGTAGAACGATTCAGGAATAATATGGTGCTTCTCACCCTTTATTTGGACAGTGCGTGCTTGTGCTTGTTGTACAATAGCATAATACCACTTGGTATACTTATTTTCTATAAAGATATGTTTCATATCTTTACTTATACGGTGAGGATAAGATAAATATAAGTATATTCTGTGTTTGTCAAGCCTTATCCCTGTATCCAAGTTAATGGTTGACTGTAATCAACATACTTACCCAGGTCTTCAATACACTTTTGTTGTAGTGCGGCACCTTCTGCCTTCATAGCAGTACCATTTAATGTTGTACCTCCACCCGGACCTGCAATGGTACCATACTTTTCACGGGCTTCACCAATAATAGTTTTTAGTGTACCCAACATATAGTCACCAATCCAAACACCAATACCTGGGTCCATTAGTAACTCTAATTCGGGGCGTTGAATGTCTGCCCAAATCAATACACGCTCACCTGTGCCCTTGAAGTCACGTACCATTTTCAACACTTTAGTTACTGGATTGAATGTATATGTTACATATCCGCCAAACATACGTGCAGCCAATTCAACATAGCCTGCATAGAAATCATATGTAGCCATGCCACCTGTGTAGTTATAATTCAACAAGTATGTATTGAGAATAGCACTTGAGAACGGATCAAATGATGTACTGCTCGGGCCAGTCTCTAGACCTACTGTTCTACGAAAGATACTACGTACGTTTACAAACTCTGCGGGAAGTGTATATGTGTCAACGTTCTTAATGATCGTTAATAACGTATAGGCTTCAATATTAGCGTTCTGCGCACGTTGACGATATAACTTGATAGTGTAGTTATATGCCGCTTCGTAGTGTTGAGGATCCAATTCAAGATCAACAATGTCACCACCTAAACGTAATCTTAAGTTATTATAAAGACCTTCTTTGGCCTCTTCTAATGTTGCGTTAGTAGGTGTTGACAGTGGATCATTAGCCATAAAAAAATTCCCGATAGTATATTATTTATCGGGAATTCTGTTGATATCAAAGATCGTTTGATTTACGATTTTCGCTATGAAAAACGTCAAACTCTCCGCCAGGGTAACGTGCTTCAAGTTTCTTTACGTTCTCTGCAATAACGTCATTGGGGTCTAGTTCAAGTGCGCGACAAGTATTGATCCAGTACCACATAATATCACCGAGTTCACGTTTCATGTGAAAAACGTTTTCTTCGTTAAGCGGCTTGCCTTGAAACAGCATCTTCTTCACAATCTCAATCAGTTCACCTGATTCAGCAGTCAGTCCAACTGCACCAGTAAGCAATAATGGGACATTGACATGTGGTCCATGCATGTACTCACCATCGCTACCATATGCTTCATAGTTTGCATCTAGACGATCAAGACGATTCATAAACGCTGTGAGATCATTACTTGCTTCGCTAGTCACTGCCTGTACAAACTCTTGATACTTGTTTAAGTCAACTTGATTACTCATTCACTAACTCCTTTAAACATTGTTTTGCGACCCTCTACCCCGAGAGTAGCATCAAAAATTTCTCTAGTACGTTGCATCATAGCACAAGCCAACATCAACTGATCATTTCTATTGTCGGCTGAAAGAATAGCAGTATCAATAATAGTCATCATTGTAGACATACGTTGTTCAATAGGATCAAACTGCTGACTCATCGTTAGTCTCCTTCAATTTGAATCCGTGTGTTTCTAAATTAGTAACACAACTCAATAACCAAGAACGTCCGCCACCTACAGGATGCATACCATAATAAAGATCATCTTTACCATATACTATTCCATAGAACACGTATTCTTTACCTGCTTCATCAATAAACACCTTATCAAAGTGTTGTTCACACCCTGCTAGTATTTTATTAAAGTTATCAATTTCAATATCCATTAGAATGCCCTCAAGATAATCATGTTAGCGTTGAAGCGACCATTGGGCTTCGCACTAACTGCTTTGATGTTGTCAAAATATTTACGTGCTGCGGGCTTGCTACCCATAATTTCTTTGATTTGTACTTCGGGCTTACGTAGTGTTTTGATTTGCGATTCCTTAGTACAGAAACCTAACACAGCATTACCCTTGACGCTTAGGCTCTTGCTGTACTCATCAGCAACATAGTGATATAGTTTGCGCTTCTTAGTATCGTAGACCCACGCTTCGCTACAGTTATGCAACTTAGTGGGGCTGACACTTTCAAGTTCAAGTTTCTCCAACTTGAAAGTTTTGAGATACTTAAGTTTGCGAACAATCTTCTCAACCGGTACAGGCTTCTTAGCACGTACCTTCTTGCCTGCTTTCTTCATACCAACGTAAGCATTAAGATCGGCAAGCACAGTTTGAATCGCACTGATAATGTTCTTCAACTGAACCTTACCAAAACGATCATACGCCTCATTCAACTGCTCGTCCTTACCTGCGAGTGTTTCTTCGTACTCATCAAGTTTAGCCTGCCAAGCATTGACCAACATAGGTACGTGTTGCGGCAACACTTTTGCCCTAGTCAACTCATCAATCGTCTTAATGGTGCATTCTTTCTTTGCACCAGACTTGATATAATCGTCCCACTGACCCTCAAGTTCACCACCGACGCTCAGAGTACGTTCACGCATCAACTCTTGCACGTTAGGCCGATTGGTCACTACAAGTGTCGTGTCACACGACACTTCCTGTTGTACTGTCGCAACAAGACGATCAATTTCGGTATTAAATTTAGCAAGTGTGTCACTATCAACAGTACCACCGCGAGTGATACAACGTGCTAACCAACCGAATGTGGGCTTGACCTGACTATCGCTGACCTTGCGCAACAGTTTTGCCCTGTCAGGCTTGCCCGAATAGTCAAGATATTGGGCAATAAACTCCTTAGCGTCCTTGTTGTCATAAAAGTGATTGTACCAACTGAACGCCTTAGCGAGGTCCCAAGTAGTGCTTACACCTTCAGTATTGAATTTGGGTTCGGGACCTAGATACTTCGCGTCTGTGTCGCGCGGATGCAACTCTTTAACTTCTGTACGTTTCATACAACACTCCGTTAGAAAACACTTTCACTTTACTATTATAACTCCGCAGTAAACTAGAGTCAAGCCTATGTAAGTCATTGATTTATAACTAAATACATATATGCCAAAACTGTCTCTATATACCCCTACTAAACAAAACGACTATAAATTCATGGATAGAACGATATCCGAGATGTTGACAGTCGGGGGTACTGACTTATATATTCACAAGTATCTAGGACCTGACGCACAGACCCCTAGCGTTGATTATACACAGCCTCAGTACTTAACACCAGATCCAAATCAAATACAGGATTTGTTGTTTTTAGAGAATAGAGATAGAAAGTACGACCCAAACATTTATCGTTTGCGTGGTCATTATAATGTTCAGAATTTAGATTTCGATCTAAGCCAATTTGGCTTATTCCTAAATAATGATATTATTTTTATAACCGTTCACTACAACGACATGATCGACATCGTTGGCAGAAAATTAATGGTGGGCGACGTTTTAGAACTACCGCACTTGCTTGATTATAACCCATTAAAAGAAACGATACCAGTCGCATTAAAACGTTTCTATCAAATCACTGATGCAAACTACGCAAGTGAAGGATTCAGTCAAACTTGGTATCCACATTTATGGCGTATCAAGTGTGAACCACTAGTTGATAGTGAAGAATTTAGTAACATACTTAAAGAGCCAATTAACCAAGACAACTATCTTGGTGATTGGGACGCAACTAAAGGATATCCTCCTGGCTATGTAATCAGTTATGGTGATAAGAATTATATCAGCATCACTGATGTACCTCCTGGTAAGAATCCACCTGATCCTACATACTGGCAACTTGATACTAATCAGAATCTCAAAGACATACTTGCCACTTATAATAGAAATATTGAAATCAATAATGCACAATTGGAAGAAGCAGCACGTATTGTACCTAAGGCAGGTTATGATCGTAGTAAACTCTACATTGTACCTACCTATGGTGTATATGAAAGTAATGGAGTATTGTCAAATAAAATTAACAATCCTGCGCCTCCTGTTTCCATTGTCACAAGTTCATTAGGAGCCCCAAGTACAGGATCAACGGCTACTGTTCTATATGTTAGAAATGCTAGATATGCAAATGGTAGTTATGGATTAAGAGTACCTAGAGCATTACTACAGAATATTTGGAATATGACTGCCGACCAAGATCGTTTAGGAGTTCATACTCAAACTAATTTACAAGTACAAACATTTGCACCTCAAGCAATAGCAGATACAAATGGATCAGGTCCTGTAGAAGGTGCTAGAATGTTGGCAGTTACTCCAATAGGTGGTGTCACTGGTCCATACGGTACAGCAGATAACACATATGCTACTGCTGATCAAAATCCAGAAGCACCGGGCTTTACTGGCACAGAGCCATATGGTCCAGATACTATGGACTATCGTGCAGACTGCGATCCTGCGTTCCAATATATCGCACGTAGTAGCCCACGTAGTTTTGGTTACAGTACTGGGTATCTTGATGGAACGGGAGAAGCACCAAACGGATTGCCAACTGGTGCAGGCATTGCCTTCCCACAAAATCCACAAGTAGGTGATTATTTCTTGCGTATTGATTACTTTCCACAACTATTGTTTAGATGGGACGGTCAATTATGGGTAAGAATAAGCAGTAATGTTAGAACACAGACTGGCTTTACGGCAGGAGATACATCACAACAATCAGGATTTATTAATAATGAAGGAGAGATTTACGTAAATAATCAACAAGAATTGATTCCTTCAGCACAACCATTGAGTCAAATATTGAATTTACCTGAACCACCGATAGCACCACTAGAGTAATAATTTATTTTTTGAATTTACAATTATCAAAATGCCATCTAGGCATCGTGCAAGAGCCGCCTTCCTTCCCGCAATTCGGACAAGTTATTATGGTATACTTCATACCGGTTCTTGCTCTCGCACTTTTTTCCACCCACTCTTTAGGTAAGGGCCTGCCTTTATTTTTGTTTGGTGCTTTCCTTGGTTTAGATGTCTTGTACTTTAATCCTATTTTTTTAGCAATATATTCGGGCGAACGTTTTACGCCCTTCTGACGTTTACTTTTATTCTCATTTTCTTTAGGGGAATGCTTTCTACCCATATGGGCTTCTGCGATCTTTCTGCGACCTTCAGGACCTGAATCTCCCCCATCTTTGCCATCTTCTATTTTTAAGTTTGCCCAGTCTTTAGACTCAACTATATTATTATCTATAGAAAATTGCAGGGCAAATTTAGTACATTCTTCCTGATTGCTAAATTCCCAAACTGAAACAGTTTCAATATCATACCCATGTTTGTTTAAGTGTCTCTTCCAATATTTTCCTGAACCGTAATAATTATACGGTTCAATCATGGTTTTTCCGAAGTAGTTTAAGCCGGTTTTACGATGGCGTTTATGATATAGATAAATATTCATGCTGATGCTCCTTCTTAGCATTAGAGTAGTTGGGAAGTGCAATTCCGCGAACTACAACTATTTATACGAGGATTTACATTTTGGCCGCCTTCTTTTACGACAATCAGATACGCAGATTCCTATTGCAGTTTGCGAAAATCTTTAGTAACTGGTATGTAACTAAAGGTAAAGACCCTAATGGCAATGATATTCTTGTACGTGTACCTGTAATGTATGGTGATAGTAGTAGACAGGCTGCGACAATTATCGCAAAAAATAGTGCAAGTAATTTACCAAGCGCGCCATTAATTACATATTACATCAGTGGTTTAGAATACAATCAGCAACGTACACAAGACCCAACATTCATAGATAAAGTAAATGTGCGTCAACGTGCTTATAATAGTGATACCAGTAGTTATGAGACTACGCAAGGTCAAGCATTTACAGTTGAAAGATTGATGCCTGTGCCTTATACATTACGTTGTAATGTAGAAATATGGACCACTAACTATAATCAGAAGTTAGAAATAATTGAGCAGTTGGGTACACTATTCAATCCTGCATTAGAAATTCAAAGTACAGATAACTTCATTGACTGGACTTCATTAAGTGTTGTATATCAAGATGGACTAACATTTAGCAGCCGCAGTATACCTCAAGGGACAGGTAATCCAATAGATGTTATGACTTGGAAGTTCTATATGCCTATATGGATTAGCACAAGTTCAAAACTAAAGAAACTTGGTGTGATTCAAAAGATTATTGCAAGCATTTACAAAGGCAATTCATTGCTTGATATACAAGACGAAGATTTGTTGTTAGGTACTCGTCAAAAGATTACACCATATGGGTATAAAGTATTGTATCAAAATGGTACACTGCAATTATTACCTAGATATGAACCATTTGAACCACCTAATAATACATTTGAGCAAGCAGTACCGCCAAACACTGATTTGTATTGGACTAGTTTATTAAACGTGTACGGTAAATTTAAACCGGGTATTAGTCAGATATGGTTACAAAATCCATATATGGAAAATGATATTGTGGGCACTATTGTTCCTGATCCATTAGACGACAGAATATTGATTTATAATGTTGATACTGATACGCTCCCTCAAAATACACTAGATCCAGTTGACGGTGTTATTAATCCACAATTAGTTGGGCCAAACGCAGGATTACCTGGACCTATAAACAATCGTAGATATTTAATTGTTGAAGATATAGGTAGTGAGGGTGAAACTACAACTGCTTGGGGTGATTTAGTTGCCAAAGCAAATGATATTATTCAATTTAACTCAACTACAATGAGTTGGTATGTAGCATTTGCCGCCGATGAAGCAGCAGCAGGTGATGTAGAGTATGTCACTAATCTCGCAAATCAAGTACAATATAGATATGTACAACAAGAAGGTCAGTGGATGAAATCTTATGAAGGTTGGTATGATCAAGGTGATTACAGTATAGTTATATGATGAATAATACAGCCTGCGGCATTTTCTATTATTGTACTACCACCAAACGTTTCTTATATCTTTTTAGAAGCGACGGTAAATCCTATGTATGGAGTATACCGGGCGGTAAAATAAATCCAGAAGAAACATTAATGGAAGGTCTTAAACGCGAATGTTTAGAAGAAACAAGTTACTGGCCAACTAACGCAAAACTTATTCCAATACAAAAGTTTGTAAATGGCACATTCACATATCACACATTCTTTTGTGCGGTGAATGAAGAATTTAAACCTTTACTAAATGAAGAACATTGTGGCTATGCATGGGTAGGAGATAATCAGTATCCTCGCCCATTACATCCTGGATTATTTTCTACTGTAAATATTGATTTAGTTCAAGAAAAGTTAAGTCAATTAACCCAATCCAACTAAGATTGCTTTTGCTGCTGAGAAGCCCATAGCACCTGCTAATAATCCTGCTCCTATCATCATATAACGCCATTTCTCAAGAGCAGATACTTTCTTTGCTAGTTCATTGTGTTGGTCAGCGTTTTCTTTTTTAAAACTATTCATCACTTCCAAACTTGTTTCGGAATGATGTTGTAATGCATCTTTAATTTCTTTAATATCAGATTTCAGGTCGTCGATCTTTTCGTCAAGACCGGCGACCTGAACCTGAAGTACCGCAATGTCAGTTTCAGTTTGTTTAGATTTTGATAAACGTGCTGTTGCTGGCATTGTCGTTTCCTATTAAACGCCGTTAATAGTGACGATTGGGTATGGCTGACCACCATAAGTGTTAGCAGCATAAGCAGTATTGAATGTGCTGAATGCTGGAGCACTATTGTTGATGTTGTCAGTTTCATATGCTGGACCACCTGAATCTGCTGTGAACAATTCAGCTGTATGATCGCTCAATGACTGTACGTTTACAGTTGATGTGTTAGCATAAGTTGCGATAATTGTCATTGTGTTTGGTAACAATGCTGTGTTTGCAACGTTTGCTGTATAAACTGCACCAGTCAAGCCAGTAGTTGTACCTGTTACTAGATACTTCTGCTTGCCTTTTTGACGTACAATGTAACCTGCTTCAAATGTTGCGTATGTGTACGGATCGCCGTAACCATCTACACCACTTGCATTATTTGCAGAGTTAGCATCTAATTGAATTTGTTCCTGACCTGCATTACCTGATACAGTTCCTACTGTAGTCAATGCAACTTCAGGACCGCCCGGACTTGCTGTAATAGTAAATGCTGCTGAGTTAGCAACGTTTAATACAAAGTAAGTTTGACCTGCGACGATACCGCCTGCTGTTACGTCAAATACAACTGGGCCATCTTCAATCAAGTCAGTAGCGTCTGAGCCAACGTCTACACCGATGATGTTACCTGTTGCATTTGTGTTTGCAAGACCGACCAATACATTGCTACCAGGAGCACTTACAGTGCCTAATAGATGTGGATCGTATGCATTACTGCCCCATAGTGCAAACATGTTTGCGCCTGCTGGAACATTTGCAAAGTCAGTACCTAAACCTGTTACCATGTCGCTGCCTGTATCAGCAAATACTGTACCTGCAGCACTTACACCAATAGCAACATTACATAGTACTTGCTTACCATAGATTGCTGTGTTACCACCAACTACTGAGTAAGTATTTGCGTTTGTTGCTGGGTAGCCTGCGCCACCGTTTGGATTGTTGAAGTATGCGTCAACTACGTTTACAGTTAATGCAACAGATTGAGCAGCAGTAGTTCCAAGATTAAATGGTGTATAAGTTGGGTTTGCTGATAATTGTGTTGATGAAACAGTAAATGTACTGTTGTTACCTGCGTTCAATACTTGTAAAATCCAGTACATTGTACCTGCTACTAGATTCCCTACGCTACTTGCAGGAATGAAACTCATGCCAGCAATGATGCCTAGATTAGTAAAGTTTGCGTTTGTTGTTACTACTTCTGTAGTACCATTTGTTGCAGTCAAAGTAACGACTGCTTGTGCTTTTGCTATTTTTAATGGACGACCCATTGTTTTTCTCCTATAATGTCGGGTTCTAGCCGATACGCGGCGGGGACCGCATAAGTTCACAACAACAACGTCATGAACATATCAATATTTATCAAAAAATGTGATTATATTACGCTGCTATTATTCTAACGGACCACCGGCTGCTGGAGTTGCTAGTACGCCAGTTGTGCCAGTGTTAGGATGAGGAGCACCTAATTCAGTAATACTGAATTCTTGTGCGCTACCACTACCAATGTCTAAGAATGATATAATATTACCTTGTCCTACAATGATACTGTTTTCTACAGTATTAGCAGGAATAATTTCGCTGTTAGCAGTTGCTACAGTATATGGAACACCGTATGGATTATAACGTGCAGTTGCACCTGATATTGCTACTGCGGCATTAGCAGTTAATGTTAAACTTGTGTTATTAGCGATAGATTGAACAATACCTACAGTATTACCTGCTGTGTTGCCTATCCAAGCACCAATGTTTAATTGTGATAAGAATGCTGTGCCCGATCCAGTCACTACATTGCTGTTTGTAGCACAAGTTACAGTACCAGTTAATGCTACGTTAGGGAAACTAGTAGTATATTGAATTGGTGAACCTGTAGTAGCAATTCTAACTTTGTCAGTTGCTATATTTGCTGATGCTGTGGCTGAACCACTTGCTGTATATACGTATGATGCCATTGTTTTAATCCTGTCTTGTATTTATTCTTACATTCTTCCAACCATTGCTTCAACAATACCTTCGCCGTCAGTAGTTTTGTTTTGTATTGCCTTACCAATTACAGTACCAACTTTAGGTGTCATTGTTGATGCTTTAGCAAATCCATTACCTGCGCTGATTAGCATATCACCCTTGTTTACACGACCGATGACTTTGACTGGTACACGACCAATCAATGCAATCATTACTGCATGTTCTGCGTTTATTGCTGAGTTCATAACATATGCAGGTTCGCTTGAAACTACGCCTGCAAGTTTATTACTTTCTTCACCAGCAAGTGTAACTTCACTATCACCGCCAAACTCTAATACTGTGCCTGTTGGATAATCTTTATCTGCTGAATAGTATTCTGCTAAGTCAGCATATGTTGCTTGCAATCTTGATCCAGATGTTAATGTCCAATTACCTGTAATAGTACCTTGGTTGGTATTTGCACCAGTAGTCAATGTCATGTTATTACCACTGATTGTTTGTGCGTTAGCAAATGTTAAGTTAGTAAATGAAGTGCTTACACTAGTGATGTTTGGTTGTGCATTTGTGTATACCGTTCCTGCTACCAATGCATTACCCACTTGACCAGTAACATTTGCGCCTGGAAGATTAGTTAAGCCCAGGCCGCTACCATAATGTGCACCTGTATTTACGATGAGATTACCTGTTACTGTAACATTATTAGTAGTCTTATCAAATGTAAAGTTTGCTGATGCATTAGCAACATTGTTGTCGTTAAATTGAACTTGTGTATTAGAGCCACCGATTGCCACTGCAGGCCCTGTAGCACCTTGTAATCCTGTTGCTCCAGTTGCACCAACGCCGGTTGCACCAGTTGGACCTACATCACCAGTAGCACCTGTTGGGCCTGTGATACCTGTAGCACCAGTTGGTCCACCTGCTGGACCTGTCGCACCAGTAATACCAGTCGCACCTGTTGGGCCAGTTGGACCAGACGGGCCTGTAGGACCACCAGAAATAAGATGTGTTGCTGCGTTGGCTGTTGCAGTAGTTAAATCAATGTATGCACCTCGGGAAGTTCCGCCAGCTTCAAAAAAACGTAGACGGTTTTGATAAACATCAATAATCACCCCATCAATGGTTGTATTGGCAGCTGCCTT